AGGACAACTTTATTAGCAGTAGAATCAAAAGCAAGAGTTTGCCATGTTGCTACAGCACTTTGAAAAACTACCTCTGTTCCAAAACTTATATCTGTACCACTAACCGTTGCGACAACAGCAGTGCCGTAATTACTATTGTTTCCATCATAATATGCAAAAACAACTTTATTATTACTACTGTCAAAAACAGATGCACATCCATAAGCAGATGCACCTGCAAATTGCACTGCCGTACCAAATGATATTGACGTTCCGCTAACTGTACCTACCCTTGCTTTAGTGACGTTGTTAGTTTGATCATCAGCAGAAACAACCACCTTGTTTGAATTTGAATCAAAAACACAAGTTTCAAAACCTGCTGTTTGGCTGTCACCATATTGAACAGCAGTACCAAAAGTTATACTATTGTCAGAGGGATCAACATTTCCTACAATAGCTTTTGCGTAATTACTATTATTACCATCGTGAAATGCAATAACAATTTTATTATTACTACTATCAAAACAACCTCTTATATTAGTTGAACTATCAAGAGTAGTTACATCACCTTCTTCAAAAACCACTGGCGTACCAAAAGATAAAGATGTTCCACTGACTGTTCCAACAATCGCTGTTCCTTTACCTGAGTTACCTTCATCTCCATATACAATGACTACTCTATCAGAATTAGTATCATAAATGACATCACTATGCGTTATGTTAGCACTTTCAAATGTAGCAGGAGAACCTGCATTGGCAGCAACAAATGATGCACTAACAGTACCATCAGCATTTACAACTACAGGCTTACCATTTGTAATCGCGCTAGATGCAATAGCTTTATATTTACCTGCTTGTTTAGGGGGAATGTATGCTACCATTTCTTACCCTTTCACAATCAGTTTGGTTGCAGTTACAGCAGTACCAGCTACGACTGAAGGATCATCTGCTGATGTACCTAGCGTACCATCTGTCTGTACAAAATACTGTTGGGCTGGTGTTAAGCTACTCTGGTTTTCATCAATAGCACCTTTAGTATTTATCGTAACAGGTTGCCCAGTAGCTACTGTATCTTCTGCAAAGCCTATAAATGCTTCCGATGTAGATGCTGTTAAGTTAGTTGATACAGAAGAAGGTGTGTATATTTGTTGATTAACATTTCCAGAAACATCTACATAAGCAATAATGTTTTGATTGGTATCTGGATCAAAAACAGTTACTGCATGAAATGCTCTAGTTGAACTATTAATATTTGCTTCTGTTCCAAAAGATATAGAAGTACCAGAAACTGTACCTTCTATGGCGTATATTCTCTCAGCACCAGATAACCCACCTTTGTTAAAGAATACATTCATTTTATTTGTATTGGAATCAAAAGCTATTGCATTATTATATTCAGTACCAACTGCACTAAAAACTACCTCTGTTCCAAAACTAATTGTTGTTCCAGAAACCGTACCTACAATAGCAGTATTGTAATCAGAGTTACCTTTATCTGTATAGACAATAACTACTTTGTTAGTGTTACTATCAAAAGCAATACCTATGTTTTCTGTATTAGCTGCATTAAAAACTACAGGTGTTCCAAATGTAATGCTATCACCATCTCCTGCAAAGGTTCCTATTACAGCAGTACCATGATTAGAATTACCAGCATCTCTATATACAAATACTACTTTATTAAGATTACTGTCAAAACAAGCATCTGCAATAAAACTATTAGAACCAGAACTTGCTGTACATGAATCAGTAAGTTCTTGATTATCACGCCACGTTATTGAAGTTGCACCATTTATTTCACCTGTAATGCAATGCAACATATCACTACTTCCGCTAGTAGAACCAGATGCTATATAAAATAATGCAATGCGATTTTTATCATTATCAAATGTGATTGCTACAGGAGAAGAACTGGCACTTCTATAATTAGTTAATCCACCAGAAGAAGCTGTAGTTCCAGATCCAGAAATAATTACAGATCTTCCATAACCACTTTGGCTATTATCCCTAAATGCAACTAGAGCCATATTGTTATTAGAGTCAAAAGTTATTATAGGATAATATACATTGCCATCGTGAAATGCGACATCACTTGATTTTGATACATCAGTTCCAGAAACTGATAATATATTTATGTTTCCATTAGTGCTATCTGCATCATCTCTATAAACGATCATGCCTTTATCTCTATTTGTATCATAAGCTAAACGATATTGCGAACTATAACTATCTGCTGCTCCAGTATTTATAGCTGTTCCTACAGACCCTGCTACTGAAACAGCAGTTGCACTAATCTCACTTACAGTACCATCAGTATTCACAACTACAGGCTTACCTCCAGTAATAGCACCAGAGGCTGTTGCTTGTGTCTGCCTAGATAGTTGTGGGTTATTACCAACGATACGCATAATTATTATAGCTCAGAGTTAGGATCTACCCAATTAGGATTGTTAGTCCAATTGGTTCCATCAAAGAAGTGTTTGTTACCTGACCAACCATCAGGTGCAGTTACATCTTCATGCAGTGTTGCATTGCTACTGTTAAGATCGGCAACGTAGAAATCTACTGGATCACTTCCTACAGTGATTTTATCAGATCCCATAGTCACTGGTTTATTATCAGCGAATACATATTTACTTAGGTTTGTTGAGTTCTCTACGATTGTCTTAGCCATGTGTGTATTATCCTTTCACAATTATATCACTAGCACCTATTGCAGTTCCTGCGATTACGGATGGATCATCTGCGCTAGTACCCAATGTTCCATCTGTTTGTACGAAATATTGTTGTCCTATAGTAAGGTCTTCACCTATTCCAGCAGGTTGCAGAACCACTGATCTACCGTTATTGCTATTATCAGCATCTCTATAGGTAAATACGGATCTTTTAGCATTAGAATCAAAACTAACGCCTACCCAAGATAGTTCTCCACTATAAAACACGGCAGGAGAAGTAAATGATATTGATGTCCCTGACACTGTACCGATTACAAATGTTCCGTACTCACTATTACCAATATCTTCATAACCAATAATTACTTTATTAAGGTTACTATCAAAGTCTATTGCTGTGTAATTTACAGAAGCACTTTCGTACACAACAGCAGTTCCGAAAGATATACTAGTTCCGCTAACCGTTCCAACTATAGCAGTACCGTAGTTAGAGTTTCCTTTGTCTTGATAAGAAATAACTACCTTATTACTATTGCTATCAAATGTAATTGAGTTCCAATCTGACTCTGCGCTTTCGTATACAACGGCAGTTCCAAATGAGATACTCGTTCCCGAAACGGTTCCCACAATAGCTGTACCGTAGTCACTGTTTCCAACATCTCTATATGCGATAACAACTTTATTATTACTAGTGTCAAAAGTTGCCCCCATATGAATAGCTTGTGCGCTTTCAAAAACTACTGGAGTTCCGAAACTAATAGAAGTACCAGAGACTGTGCCTACAACAGCCGTACCGTAATTGCTGTTTCCTTGGTCTGTGTAAACAATAACAACTTTATTAGAGTTGCTATCGAAAGTTATTCCGTTTCTAGATGAGGTATTAGTGTTTGCACTTTCATATACAGTTGGAGAACCAAACGATATGCTATTGTCTGAAGTATCTATTGTTCCTACAATTCCAGTGCCGTAAAACGAATTGTCTTCATCTGTATATGCTACAACAATTTTGTTGCTATTAGAATCGTGTATGATCTGACTATCTGTTATTTTAACATTACTATTAAATGCTACAGGTGTACCCCAACTAATACTGTTATCAGAAGCATTTACCGTACCTACAGCAACAGTACCGTCATCATCACTTCCTGAGTCTACATAAGAAACAACAATTCTATTATTAGTGCTGTCAAAACAAGATGCAATACGAGATGTAGTAGCAGACTCAAAAGAAACAGCAGTACCTAGAGTACTAGAAGCAGATGCTATTTGCGGTATATTCCTAGCAATCGATCCAGTAGTTTTTACAGTAGCTTTTTGTCCATCTGCATATGCTGCGTGTGCAAAGCCTATGAAGTTTTCTGATGTTATGTTTGTTGGTACAGCGTTTCTTAAAACAACCCCTTTTCCTTTATTACTATCTCCAGCATCCCCGAATGCAAAAAACATTCGCTCATTATGACTGTCATATGTCATATGATCTTCTACAGAATGTACTAAACCAGATATAAGTAAAAATGGAGTTCCGAAAGATATACTAGTTCCACTAACAGTTCCTAAAACTACAGTATGATAATTACTATTCCCACCATCTCTATAGTTTACTACTACTTTATCTACAGAAGCATCAAACTCAGCTTCTGGAGTTATAGTAGTAGCAGATTCAAATACAACAGGTGTTCCAAAACTTACGCTAGTTCCGCTTACAGTTGCAACTACAGCAGTGCCATAATTAGAATTGTTTTGGTCAACATACACAATAACTGTTTTATTATTAGTACTATCAAAAGTTCCAGCTACATACACTGTAGCACCAGATTCATATTCAGCAGCAGTGCCAAAACTTACATCAGTTCCAGAAATAGTTCCTACTATTGCTTTACCTTTATTACTATCTCCACCATCTTGATATGCTAAAACAAACTTATTAACTGAACTATCAAATACAACCTGCCCATATCCACTACTACTTCCACCTGTTTCATATTTTACGGCAGTACCAAAACTTATTGAATTATCTGAAGGATCAACTGTTCCTACAATAGCATAGTGAGATTCACTATCTCCAGAATTGTTATAGCTATTTAATGTTTTATTAACATTACTATCAAAAGCTATACTATTGTAATAGCTATTACCCCCACTGTTAAATACTACAGGTGTTCCAAAAGATACTGAATTATCAGAAGAATCAATACTACCAACTACAGCAGTACCATAACTACTATTGCCTTGATCTTGATAAACCGTAACAACTCTATTGCTGTTGCTATCAAAACAGTTATCTATTTCTGCTGTAGATCCTGATTCAAATACAACAGGTGTTCCAAAAGACACACTGTTATCTGCTGGATTAATACTACCAACAACACCAGTGCCATAATTAGAGTTACCTGCATCTCGATAAGAAATAAACACTCTATTGCTGTTGCTATCGAAACAAACATCTTTTGATCCTGCTGAGTTTGTATCAAACTCAACTGCTGTACCTACTGTTAATGCTGTAGCAGCAGTGACACCACTAACAGTACCAGCAGAGTTTACGATAACTGGCCCACCATCTGTTATTGCACCACTAGCAATAGCTCGTACTTCAGCATCTAAAGCTATGTCACCTACAGATCTCATTTAAGTTCCTATGAAAGTTCTTCGTATGTAACTGTGTACGTTAAATCGTTAGCTGCACTTGCAGTAACACCAAGAGACTTATCTTCTTCTAAGTATAGCCCTTGGTTCTTATCTATAATAACTACGAATGAGTCTGCTGGTACTGCTATAGTAGAAGCAATAACTACTGCTGTCCCTGCTAAATCGTCATTCGGATATATCGCTACAGTTATAGTAGCTGAGTTTGTACCATCTACGTTAGATATAATGAGGCTGTTTATTTTCATTACCTTACCAGATGATGCAGGATTATTTACAGCAGGTACTACTGAAGTTCCTGTTAATAATGCGGTTGCTGTCTTTGCAGTAATTGTTGCTACATTAACAATATTAGGTGGTGACATTTTTATTTTCCTCTTCAGTTTCTATGTTTAGTTTATCTAAACCATAACCACCAACCCAAGGTTCAAGTAGGTCATCTGTTTTAAACCATGTTTGATGTTTCTTAATTAACTCTATAATGTATTTCATAAATCTTTCTTTCTATACTACCCAAAGACCATTGCCATAGCTATTGCTTTTCCAGTTGATGCCTTAGCATCTAGTTGCGTTTGTATTGCACTAGTTACACCATCTACATAGTTTAGTTCAGCAGCACTTGCGGTTATGTTAGTACCACCAATATCTAAAGTAGTCATAGAAACTTCTCCAGCAACAGTAAGAATACCATCAGCTAATGTCATTAAATCGGTATCATCTGTGTGACCTATAGTTGTACCGTTAATTAAAACATTATCAATATCTAAAGACCCACCAGATATAAGACCAGTGGTTGTAATTGTAGATGACCCAGTATCTATGTTACCAAAACCAGAAGTTATAGAACCAGCATTTAGTGCTCCAGTTGTAACTATATTAGTACCACCAACAGAGTGACCAGCAAAGTATGTAGATACAGTATCAACATTAGTCATACGCATTGTACCACCATCGTTAATAAGTATACCATCACCACTTGCTACTGCTGTTGTACCTCTAGCTGTATCGCCATCAATTAAATTTATTTCAGCACCTGTAGTTGTTATAGCTGTACCTGCATAGTTTAAATTACCTGCTGCTATGTTTACTTCACCTGTACCTTTAGGTGTAATATCTATATCTACATTTGAGTCTGAACCAAATGCACCAACAACAATTGCATTGCCTGTTGCAGAGTTAGTTACTTCAAGAGCGTTAACAGCAGAACTTGTAGTTTGAAATACAACCTGTTCATTACCATTTGCATCTGCTATAAAACCTGCATCAGCAAACTTAGGAGCAGTAAGTGTTTTATTAGTAAGTGTAGTTGTAGAACTGGCAGTAACAGCAGATGTCATTGAGTTATCTACATATGCCTTAATAGATTGCTGTGTAGCTAGTTGAGTATCAGAGTCAGAAGCTAAGTTATCTTCATCAAGAACTGCCGTACCACTAACACCTGTATTAAGTACTGGGCTAGTAAGAGTTTTGTTTGTAAGTGTTTGTGTGGCTGTATCACCAACTAATGTAGATGTTGTAACTGGTAGAGTTAGTGTTACATTACCACTAAAGTCACTGTGAGCAGGAGCATTGATTGCTGCATAGTGGGCATTAGAAGACTCACAGTAAAAACGTATAGAAGATACAGAACCACCATTCTTAAGATCAATTAGACCACTTTCTATACCTACATTACCATCTAATACAACCTGACCTGTACCTTTAGGTGTTAGCTTAAGACTAATGTTAGAGTCACCACCTGTAGCTGATACCTCTGGTGGATTACCTGTAGCAGCATTAGTAATGTCTAGCTGGTTGACTGCTGTAGCTGTTTTTTGAAATATAATAAACTCATTACCACTATCATCATTAATACCATGTGCATCATCAAATGCTATATTAAAAGAGTTAGTATCAAGGTCAGCACCTAACTGTGGAGAACTATCATCTACAACATTAGATATAGCAGAAGATGTTGCAAGACCTGCTACAACAGCACTTCTAGCTATTTTCTTAAGACCACCACCTGATGTATCTACCGCAAGAAATACATCATCATCAGCTACTGTAGATATTTCACTTAAAGCAGTAACAGCAGTAGGATTAAAGTTTGTGCCATCAGCTACAAGCAACATACCAGAAGTATTTGTACCCATAGTTAAGTCATCACCTGATATAGTTAAGTCACCAGCAATAGTAACATCAGCACCTGACATTGTAAGTGCTGTAGTTGACCCTGACTTAATTATAAGATTACCAGAACTATTAGTTAAAGCACCATACTGTGTGCCATCATCTTTTAATAATACATCTGCACCATTTGCATCAAGTACAACATCACCTGCTGTGTCAAGAATTAAATCGCCTGTATCATTAACTATGTAAGAGTTAGTACCACCATGATATAAGTTTAGATCTTCACCTGCACCTAATGTAAGTCTACCAGTAGCACTGTCACCTGTAAGGTCATCTGCATCAGCATCTACATCTATCTTTAACAAACCACCTGATGTTATGTTAGATGCACCATTATCAATATTACCAAAGTTAGAAGTTATAGATCCTGCATCTAATGCACCAACAGTTGTAATGTTTGCAGTAGTATCTATATTAGTTTCTGCCCACGTTTCTAAATCAGCAAACGTAAGCTGTTTCATTGTACCACCATCATTAACAATAAATTTATCTGATGTAGCAATTGTTACACCTGTAGAAGCAGAGGTGTCACCATCCATGATATTAAGTTCAGCAGCTGTAGCACTGATAGCTGTGCCATTAAAGTTAATAGCATCTATATAAGCAACACCATCAATATATAAATCTTTAAACTCTGTACCACTAGAACCTAAATCAAATGCATCATCAGTAGATGGTGTAATAGCAGTTGCTGCTATAGTAAGTTGTTGTGCTGGTCCTAGTTTAGTTATTGCCCCACCTTCTGCTGATGTACCATCATGTGTATGTCCTGATGTACTAAAGGCAGTTACGATAGCATCAAACTCTCCATCAAAGTCAGAGGCATTAATAATATTACCATCAGCAATATTGTTAGCAGTATCGTTACGTGTATATCCTGTTCCCATTTTTAATTACCTTCTTGCATGTGTTGCATATTCCAGTGTCAATGCGTCAAGCGCATATGGAACATCTGTATTATTATCTGCTTCAAACTGTGCAGATATAGTATTACCTGATCCTGTAGTCTGTGCAGAAAATACTTTCTGTAACTTAGCACCAAATGTAGCAGATCCATATGCACCAATACCATAGAACTGTGCCTGATTACTAGATGCATTTGTAAATGTTACTGCTGGCATGACTACAGCACCACTTTCATCAAAGTCAAATTTTAAGTTTAGATCAAAGTTTACTCTTCCTTCTGGATCTAAATAGAACTGAGCTTTATATATTGTTTTTCGTATACGTGGATCATTAATAGGATAGAAAGGTGTAGCAAATGTAGTTGCTATATTATTACCATCAAAACTAGATGTATCATTTTCCATTCTATGTAAGAAACCTTCTTTACCTGAGAACAAAACAAACTCAGTTGTTCCTGAATACACACTTGCACATGCTGTTACTTGTATACCTCTGGTTTCTGCAAAATCAATAACAGATGCTTCACCGGGAGATGCAAATTGTGTGAACAGTATACCTTGTGCGTTAGGTCTTGTAAAGCTATTATTCCAACCAAATAACCTATATTGTGATTTATTTCGTATAACCAAACTAAAAAAGTCTGTATGTAGTTTTACAAACTCATTGAATGTACCCTGTATTTTTTTAGTAATAGGTGCTAATCCAAAGTCACCAATACGTTCAGTAGCACTAAGAAGCCTTAAACCATCAGGAGCCATGAATACAACATCACCACCTATCTCCTGTACACTATCGGTTTGTATACATCCTATGTCACGTGTAATAGGTTGTAAATTAAAAGTTGCTAGTGCGTCACCATTTAATCTAAAGATAGATGAATCTGTAAATACTATAAGCTGATCTCTAAAACTTTTTATTGCTACTATACTATTGTCTAAACCAATATTACCAGCACCATTACTACTTTCAAAATCTGTAGTAGTTAGTGGTGATCCAAAACTTAATACTCTACCTTTAGCATAAAAGATAT